ACACAATCTGGTGAATTTACTGAAGAACGTAAGAAGGAAGTCATCGGTGCGTTATCTAACAGGAATAAGACTATCTATAGTGCCAAACTGACCGATTCAGAACGCCCTAAGTGGTTGAGATTGTTAAAAGATTGTCAAGAGAACTGGACACTTGTTATCCGTAATGAGGGTTTTGAGAAGATATCTCGCATCTTGAGCTTAGCTTTGGCTCTCGGATTGTGTGAGGCGTCTTCATTGGACTTTAAAGTTGCGGGGATGAAATTATTTTCCGTAGGAGCAGCCGCTCGGCATGCTTCGTGCGTGGATTTAGTGGATGCCATATGTGATACAGTTGTTTATTTCGCCGAAGGTGGATATGCATGTTTCTTACGCGGTAGTTTGAAACCCTTGTTGTATGGAAACCGGGAGAATGAACAATTTGAGCAAGATTATGGCTTGTGTCAGCAGTGTTTTGATTTTGCGAAAGCAGGAAATCTTGGGATGCTCAAACTCGACGAGAACGATTACGAACAGTTGTTGTGCGAGACTATCGACAGATGTACTGCTTTAGCAAATTCGTGTAGAGGCGCCGTTGAGAAAAACGTGTTGCGGCGCAAATTAGATGCTTTACGCAATTGGCAATCTTCTTTTAGACAAACACGTGTGCAGGGTGGTTTACGGACTGCCCCCTACTCGATTGGTGTCTTTGGGGGCACTGGAGTAGGAAAATCATCCGTAGCTAATATCATGATGGTGACAACATTGTTGCACAATGGATATCAAGCGACTGACGATCGAATTGTCACTCTCAATGAAACTGATAAATTTTGGTCCAATTATCGATCTTACGTCAATGGCGTTTTTATTGACGATTTGGGAAATACGAAGGCTGAATTTGTGGAGAGAGCACCTACGTCGCTTATGATACAGCTTGTGAACAATGTTCGTACTTATGCAACGGTGGCAGAAGCCGAGATGAAAGGCAAAGTTTCTGTCGAACCCAAGGTGGTCATTTCCACCAAAAATGTCAAGGATTCATGCGCTACTATATATTCAAATGAACCTGCATCCATAGCAAGGCGAGACAGGATCACCTTAACGGTAAGGGTGAGACCTGAATTTGCAACGCATGGAATGTTAGACCAGGAGAAAGTGGAGCGCTTTTATGGTAGGAATCAGATTCCTGTCATACCTGATTTGTGGGAAATTACTGTAGAAAAAGCAGTCCCAGTACCCAACAAGGTAAAAGGAAGACCTGACATGGTTGGATGGATTCCAGTCGAATGGGGCGGAATTCCGTTAGTGGATGTTTCCATTCATAAGCTTATTCGCTTTGTAGCTGAGGATTCGAAAGCGTTCTACGAACGCCAAGAAGAGTTGGTTGCCAACCAAAATAACATTGCTTCCAAGTTGTCTTTGTGCGAGCGATGTGGTTTGGTAAGAGATGTTTGTGTTTGTGATGTAGATCACAACACATACATCCCTCGGGCTGAGCGAAGCTGCCCTGTAGTCGGATATTGTACCAATTGTGGTGCCCATCATGATGAAAGTCATTTAGATTACCATGAAACAGAATCTAATGCACCATCTGATGAAGAGAGTGAAGATCCATATGCAGAGACCGGTTTACCTCTTGATTGGGAAGATACTATGTTAACGCCTGAAGAGGCTCAACGAGATATCGATGAGTATCGTAGAGGGCAAACATATGATGTTCAATTTGGAACCGCTATTGCCACTGTCATCGTACAGAGGTTGTGGAAGTGGGAACGAATCGTATCTCCCAAGTTAGAATATTGGACTGAGAGTCTCGAATCTAAAACTGTCGATTGGATGCTCAAGCGGTTGGAATGGTTGGAAACATCTCCCTATACCGCATGGACTAATTATGTCCCAAGTGATTGGCTATCATCTGAACTCTTTAAAAATATTGTTTGGTTCACTGAATCAGACACTTTGAAGAATCGCATACGTCGGAGTTACATGAATCATTGTTTGCTTATTCT